CACCTTCTTCAATCGTTTCTTCTTGAACTTTAGAAGTTGCTAGTTGAATTTTGGCTTTTTCGAATGCTGCTCTTTCAGCATTGTTTAATTCTCTCTTTGCATTTACAGCAGTGATATTTCCACTTCTTGGAACGCGACGAATTGCTTCCCCCATTGCTGCTTGGTGTATGTGGCGGTTTTGATGCGTCAATACACGAGTGTCGCGAATTCTTCTTTCTCGCTCCATCTTTTTTTCTATTGCTATATGATCTTCTGGTGTTGAAGGAATCTTCTGTTCCATTTGTTTCAACATATCATAATAATTTGGCTTTTCCCAAAGATGAGCAAGGGCGATAATCTCTGCCGTTTTCTCATCATTTGTGTGTTCTTTTTCAACCTGCTTACCCATTGTAAGTGCTTGAATAATCTCAGCAACAGAAACATTGTGCTTTGCTGCAATTGCTTCAACAGAGTGTGGCTTCTTCACATCAGCAGCCATCTGTTCACCCATCATCTTGCGAACAGCAACCGTGTGCTTGCTTGGTTTAGTCTTTGCTGTTGCATCGCCAGGAGCTGGCTCATATGCTCTTGGATCACTATCGGACAGTTTTGATTTTTCTTTCCAATGTGAAGCACGAGCCTTTGCTGTTGATGGGCTTAAACCGCGAACATATTTCTTTGGTAATCCAGATGCTTTGTCTTTCACAACTGGTGGAAAATACTTTTCTTTAATTACAGAGAATGCTTTTGGTTCTGCCTTTGTCTTCATCTCAAGACCGAGATTTGTTACTCTTTCTAAGAGTTTCTCAATTTGATCGGCAAAGAAAACCTTTTCTAACTCTGAAGATTCATTTAGATTGATTGAATTATTAAAGATAAATGCTTCAGTTGATTGCGCAAGTTGTTCTGCCTTTAGAAATTTATCAATGCGCTTTGACTCAACTAGTGGTTGTTCTCTTTGTTCATTTCGTAGTCTAGAAACTTTATTTGTGACAGATACATGGACATAATCGAAATTATAACCTTCGAGCATATTCTGAATAATAGTAATCTTGCTCTCGTCAGAAACACCATTAATTACAATATGTTTGTTTTGCTCTACTAATTCTGTAGCAACACCATTGAGAATTTGATCTGCTTGTACTTCAGTCAAGTCAAAATGGGAGAAAATATTCTTAAGAACATAGTCCTTTCCACTGCCTGGACCGCCAAGTAGAAAAATGCCGACTGGTGAAACTGATTCCATTTGCATACCTGCTTTTATTTTATCATGTATATGTGCGCCCAATTTTGGATCGCTATAGTGTGACACAAATTCTTTTTTCTTGCCCGCAGCAACTAATCCACGAAGTTTAGAAGCAGACATACCTTCTGCCCCTTCCGCATCTGGATCACGATTTCCTGCTGAAACTACATTAACTTTTTTAATTCCTGGAAATTCTTTCTTTCTGTATTTAGAGAGCAGTCCGTGGAACTCTGCAACTCTGTCTGAACCCACCACCATGGTCACATTACTGTGACCTTGCTTTTCGAGATGTTTCATTGCATCGATGGCAGTACGAACTTTGTTATGAGAAACAACATTTGCATTTGGAAAAAGTTTTTGCATTGCACCAACTTTATCACCATGGCTCAATGGATTCTTTTTTGCATCCTGAGAATGAGATGGGAAAATATAATGCTTGCCCCCTGCTTTCTCGGCATGTGCTTGAACAGCAGAAATAAGTTTTCCGTGACCAGATTCAGTTGGAGGATTAAAACGACCAAATGTAAATGTTGCTTGACTCATATTACACTCTGTGAAGTCTTCTTTGCTTTCAATGCAGCAGATCTTTTACGATTTGCTTCTGTAAATTTACGAGGGACTAACTTAACGCCACCAGAAACAAATCCCTCTCCTGCTGCTTCTTCGTTATCGATATGATGACGATATCCACCATGCGCTGTTTTAGATAAAGCATCAGAAACAGCATAGGTGGCTTTTTGAATATGATGGTGAATATCAAAGGTGCGATCAAATTTTTCTAGATTATCATTTACATGATTGACTGCGGTTTTCATTTCCTCAGCCTTTTGATTCTTAGCCTTCTCTGTCTTTACAGAGTCGATTCGCTTTTGATGATACTTTTGTAGAAACTTTGTGTATCCCTTTGCGCTTGGCTTTTCACCAGTATCAATCGTTGAGTTGGCATAACGATTAAGAGTTTCCTCGTGATCAGTGTGATGACCATGAGAGTGTTCTTTACCGAGTTTCTTCGCAGCAGCGATATGTTCTAATGCTTTTCGTTTGGCTTCAGGAGAGATTTTTCTTTCTTCCTCTGAAACACTATGATTCATTAAATGAACATCTGGATGATCTTTAAATGCGCTATGATCAATTGGAGATGCATTACCTGCATTGTCCAATTCAGAGTGTATCACAAGACTTACTCTTGACTTCGCAAGTTTCTTCCCTTCGGGAGAGTTCTTTGGGACAGAATATCGAATAGTATTCGGTTTGTGTCCAATATGACCATCTTCTTCTGTTCTATCTTCTGGAGCAGAGAGATATCCACCCTGATATTCTCCTGGGCGATCTGGGAGAACTTTGTGAACATGATTCAGAATGTTCATTAATGGACCAGCAATATATGGCTTATGAGTATATTGCTTCTTTATATCATCGTGGGAAAAGTTATATTGCGCTCCAGGTCCCTTATATTTTACCCCAACTTTCCCCTTTGCGTCTTTAATAATTTGCACTGACATGCGATCGTCAATCTTTTTGGTCATTGGAGCACGACCATTAATGACGCCATGGATCTTAGAGAGAGCAGTGCCGACTGCGCTCTTTTTAGTATTAAAGGCAGATTCGGCTGGGTGAGGAAGGTGTTGTATTCCGCGAGCAGGTGCTTTTTGCTCTGTTAAAAACGGAATGTACTGCTTGAAGCCAAACATACTCTCTCCACACTGTGGGATTATAGTATATTTAGTTATTTTTTGCGGTTAGTATATTATAGATGATATCGTCAACTGTTTTTTGAATGTCATAATCTGGACGATATCCAAGCCCTCTTAACTTGCTGTTATCCATAAAGAAAGAGCGAGAGGACTGAACCTTCTTGTGAAACTCTTTCTGCTCAATCGTGCGGAGTTCGGAAGCCGAATCCATCGAATCTCGAGCATAACGAAGAATGTCTCGGAAAATTATCGGATAGCCGTTTCCGATGTTGTATATGGAGTTGAGTTCTCCATTGTTGACGACCAGATTGATTGCTCGAGCGCAATCGCGAACATCAATATAATCACGATAAAAATAACCACTATCATAGAGGTCGACGGGTCTGTTTGCAGCGATTTCCCCCAATAGATATTGGAGTGCGTTCTTCTTCGAAGATACTTTTTTATCCTCTGCACCCAATACATTTGCAAGCCTCAGTATGCGATAGTTCAGATCGAATGTCTCACAATAAGACATTAACAACTGCTCGGCGCATCTCTTTGTAATTGAATAGAATCCCTTCGGATCACAAGAGTCGGTTTCAGGAATACCTCGAGATCCTTCCCCAAACCCAGAGTCTTTTCCGTAGACAAACCAAGAACTGATGAAGTTAAAGCATCCTTTCTCACCAGTTTCTTTTATGTATTTGCGATATTCGTCTAGTACCCTCATTAATACAATGAGATTAGTATCAATATCCACCGTAGAACTGATATGTACATTATAGTTATCAACGGTACTAATAAAGTAAACGCAATCTGGTTTCCGTACTTGGTAATTATCTCGGTAATTCTTGATATAACCGTTTTTGGTTGTATTGCAGAATTGAGTTCCGACAAATCCGTACCCTCCAAAGATGTTTAGCATTCCCATTTTGATAGTACACTCTCGTAGTATTCCCAAACCTTATCGCCATAATGCGGTGGGCAACCGACGAAGAATACATTGCTCAATGCCTTGTTAGCATTCGGATACTTCGAAGCATCGTCAAGATGCTTGTAGCCAGGATGCAACAGAATATTTCCAGCAAAGTAATTGCGAGTTTGAATCTTATTGGCTTCGCAGAATGCCTGGAGTTTTTCTTTAAGTTCAGGTGTATCAGTGATCAATGGCACACCGAACCATGATGGGTCAGCGAGATCAAGATTAGAAGCAACACGAACTCCTGGAACATAACGATAGAACAAACTCTTAATTCGCTGGAAGTTCAGACGACGCTTCACATCAATCTCGTCGATCTTCTTCAACTGCTCAATACCAATTGCACCTTGCATGTCAAGTGGCTTGAGATTGTATCCCATATTCGTGAAGAGATACTTGTGATCAATTATTCCATTATATCCTTCAAGCCATTTATCAAAGCGATTACCACATGTTCCGCAAGCCAATAGATTAGCAGCACCAACGCAACGGCAATCACGACCCCACCAACTAATGCTGCGAGCGGTGTTAATGAGGTTTTCGTCGTTTGAGCAAACCATGCCGCCTTCGCCTGTCGAAATGTGGTGAGCAGGATAGAAAGAAGTTGTCCACGCATAATAGTAATCCGTTAGTAACTTACCATCCCACTTTGTGCCCAATGAATCACAGTTATCACCAATCAAACGAATGCCATGTCGCTCACACATATCTTTGATGCGATCCATATGTGGCGGATTGCCGAGAACAGGTGAAACGAAAATAGCGACTGTCTTATCAGTGATCCACTTCTCAACTTGATCGAGGTCAAAGTTGAGTGTGTCCATTTCAATGTCAACAAAGACTGGCGCAAGACCATTCTGAACCAGCGGAGCAATCGTTGTTGGGAAACCAACAGGTGATACGATAACTTGGTCGCCATCCTTCCAACCCAAGTGCTTTTTAAGAGCAGCAACCATAGTAAGATTGGCTGATGAACCAGAGTTCACCATGTGACAGTGCTTCACATTAAACTTGTGACCGAATGCCCACTGGAACTTACCAACCTGCTCACCAGAGACAAGCCACTTGCCTGTTAAGAATGCAGTCACACCAGCAATGACTTCTTTTTCATCCCAATATGGACCAGAATAGAATACAGTATCCTTCTCAGGATTGAATTCCTTACAGTTGTATGCATACTTTGGTGTACCAACAGCGGCAACCAACTCTTCAATCATTTGTTTTACATCACTCATAATGTTTCCTTAAATTGACTAATTCTTCTTAACAAAGCAAGTTTAACTGGGCTCATTCCTTCATAAGATGGAATAACGCAATTAGATCGGCGAGCAACAGCAACGGTTTTAAATTCATCTGCTGTCCACCAATCACATTGTAACTCCATCATCTCTGCAATTTCGTGTGTTGTTACAGCACCCTCATTTACAAGATTGAATGGTCCATTCGCACCAATTTCAATTAAATGTGCAGCATTTTCAACTGCCTCATCAATATCAGTGATAGAATTTAGACCACCCTCTACTAGTTTACCTGATTTTGAGTAATTATACAACTTTTGTAACAGATTCTTGGGGCTATGCGATCCATCAAATGGCAAACGAACTCGAAACACCAAGCATCGGTCTTTCAACAAAAGATCCGAGACACCTTTACTCACAGAATATGTGCTACCAAAGAAATTTGGATCAGCATAATCATCAGTAATCTCTCCCTCATAAATGCATCCGCTCGAGAAATGAGCAAATTTAATTTCGAGAGATTCGCATATCTTTTGCAAAGTGACTGGAAACATTGCATTACCTTCCATTGTTTCTGCTTTGATATCTTCACAAGCATCAACATTTGGAATGCCAGTAACACCAGCGCAATTCACAACCCAATCATAATCGACTTTGTGTATTGCTTCTTCTGCTTTGTAATGTGGGCATAGTGTAACTATATGCCCATTTATCACTAGTTGGTCGAACATCTTTCGACCAACCCAACCTCTACCGATTACTAATATATTCATGCTGTTGTAGTATTTTACTCAAATACTTTCCATAGTCAGATTTAGAATATTTCTCTGCCGAAGCGCGAACTTGATTCTCAGTAATCCATGCATTCTTAAATGCAATTTCTTCAGGACACGCGATCATCATTCCAGTTCTTCTTTGAACAGAACCCACGAATACAGATGCTTCTGATAGTGATTCAAAAGTGCCTGTATCAATCCATGCAATACCACGATTGAGATATTCAACCTTTACATCATGATTCTTAAGATAAAGATTATTAATGTCTGTAATCTCCAACTCACCACGAGCAGAAGGTTGTATCTGCCATGCATAGTCTACTACTTTATTGTCGTAAAAGTAAAGCCCAGTGACTGCATAATTGCTTGGCGGATACTTTGGCTTTTCTAAGATTGCCTTGAGATCACCTCTATCATCTAGTTCAACAACACCAAATCTTTCTGGATCGCTGACATGATAAGCAAACAATGTACATCCAACATTATTCCAAGTAGCAGAATTGAAACGATTGATCAACTCATTACCATAGAAAATATTATCGCCAAGAATCAGTGTAACATCATCTTTTCCAATCCACTTTTCGCAGATGCGAAAACACTCAGCAATTCCCTTTGGTTCGTTTTGAATTGAATACGAAATGCTAATTCCCCATTGAGAACCATCGCCACAGAGTCGTTTAAATGCTGCGGCATCGTTTGGGGAATTCACAATCATAATGTCGCGAATACCAGCCATCATTAATGTAGACAATGGATAATAGACAAGAGGCTTGTCATAAACTGGCAATAATTGCTTTGATGTAACTTCAGTGCATGGGTATAGTCTGGTTCCCATTCCACCTGATAGAATAATACCTTTACGCATTGTACCACTCCAATGTTTTTATAAGACCTTCGTTGATCTTTGTCTTTGCAGACCAACCAAGTTCCTTATAGATTTTTGATGAATCCATAGCATATCTAAAATCATGACCTTTGCGGTCTGTAACAAAATTAATCCAGTTCTGATACATATTCACTGGCTTACCCATTAGATCAAGAATGAGTGTTACCATCTCAAGGTTGCTCATTTCATGACCGCCACCAATATTGTATCGTTCACCTGACTTAAAATTTTCTCCAATCGACAGTAATGCCTCGCAATGATCATCGACAAAGATCCAGTCACGAACATTTTGACCTGTACCATAAACAGGAATTGGTGTATTGTTCTTGATATGACGAATTACTGTTGGGATAAACTTTTCTTTGTGCTGTCGCGGACCGTAGTTATTTGAGCAATTAGTCACAACTGCATCAATCTTATGTGTATTCACATATGCGCGAACTAAATGATCGCTTGCTGCCTTTGATGCAGAATACGGATTGCGAGGATCGTATGGAGTCTTTTCGGTGAATGGTGGATCGTCATGAGAGAGTGATCCATAGACTTCATCGGTAGAGATATGTACGAGTTTGCCACCAAACTTACGAATACATTTTAGAATGTTGTGAGTGCCATCAATATTGGTGCTGAGGAAAATGTCATCACCAGCAATAGAATTATCAACATGAGACTCAGCCGCAAAATGAAAGGTAATGTCTGGTTCATAATCGTGATAAATTTGATCCAGTAAAGGGAGATTGCGAATGTCACAACGCTTCACGATGACACGATAGTCCTCATGAAGACCAAGAATATTGTTCGAATCTGCTGCGTAAGAGTAGTTGTCAATAATAACAACTGTATCAGAAGGATGCTTTTTTAGGTGAGCATGGACAAAGTTAGATCCAATAAATCCCAAACCACCAGTCACAAATGTCGTCATAAAGCCTCATCATTTCGCGTAAATCGATTTACCAACTTCCAAATAAAATTTTGCTTCGTTTGCAGGAGGAGGTCTCAATTTAGTTCTTAACTGAAAGATTGGACTCTTTGTTTCTTTATCAAAGAATACTAAATTGTTTCCTCGCTCTTCAACTCCAAGTTTGGTCGACTTTTCAAGTCTCTCAAAATACTCTGGTGTAATTTCTTTGACACCACCAGAAGTCACATCAACAACATGAGCCAAATCTTTACCAAAGATACTTTTCTTTAAGAAAGCGAATGCTGTCTTAGAAAAACTTGGGTCTTTTGATTTCTTAATCACTTGTTTCTTTAGGTCACCATACATTGCAGTAATAAGTTGAAATTTAGATTTTTGTTCAGTAGGTCCATTGAATGGCTTACTTAATCTTTCGTATTTATCTTTCGCGTCCCACTTAATTCTCATTGCACTTGCAAAGTCTAGCATTCCCTTATATGGAGATAGATTCGCAACAGTTACACTCTCTGACTTTAATGAGAATGGCAGCGACTCTGATAAAATCCTCTTAGATGATCCCTTTCTTTGAGCATAGATGTCTAATTTAACATCACCTTTAATCTCACCACCACTCGATTCACCCTCAATTCCATCTGCAATCACAGTGAAGGTTACAATCTCTCCATGATTATTATTTAAAAAGGAAATTACAGCATTGTCCACTTTTCTCGCAAATGATGCAGTATTAACAGAAGCGATTAATTGATTAATTTTTTTATCAATTTTACCAATATCTTTAGATGATTTATATAATACACCATATTCTTTATCGAATGCACCAGAAACAGATTCTGGTTTTAATCTCATTTCAAACGCAACATTAAAGAAATCTGGTGGCTTTTTCTTATTCTGTCTTTTGAGGTTTTCTGCCACTGTATATTTAAAACGACCAGTTGAGAACATCTTTGTATCAACTTTTGTTCTAATCTTGTTCAGTTGAGTTTTATCTACTTTATTATATGCCAAATATAATGAAAGAGCAATTGTGAATATGCCCTCAATTACATCTCCTTCATTTAATTTTGCCATTCTTATAAACCTTTTTAAGGAATCGTTTCCAGACTTTTGGATCGGTCTTACGAAAATGCATTCGATACATAAAGATGGCTTCTGATTGTCTCCAGCCAATCTTATGCGCCTTTCGTAACTTATTTATATCGAGTTTCTCAGCCTGAGTTTCGTATGCATGAGCATCAACTTCGTCTGGGTTTCCATAA